TCGCAGCTCCGCGCAATCGGCGCTCGGATAGGTCGGCGCTACTATTCTGCGGATGTTCGCCGCGCATACAGCAACGCCCAGTTCGCGGAATCGCGCCTATGGAGCCTGTAGCCGTAGCCTAATTCGATATATTCCATTGCTATCCTTTCTCAGTTCGCTAGATTTGCCGTTCTCGCTTGCTAATCCAGCGCTGACGGCGCGATAATCGCTCGACCCTATACGGTCTAGGGTCAAGCCAAAACCACGCCTTATACGCGATGAAAATCGGTTATTCGGTTTTGTCCACATCTGGGGGGGTGGAGCGGTTGAGAACCTTGGGTCGCAGCTCCGCGCAATCGGCGCTCGGATAGGTCGGCGCTACTATTCTGCGGATGTTCGCCGCGCATACAGCAACGCCATATGCCTTAGACAGTACCGCGAGTTCTTTATCACGCATATAGCTCCAGTAAATCTCGTCCACCTTGGCTAGCGCCCTCTCCCACGCCTTGCACCTCTCGCGGTACATCTTCATGCGGTCGCGCGTTTTTGATAGCTTCGATTCAATCCCACGGCAATGGCGCTCTAGGTTCGCGTATCGGCGCTTTAGATCGGATAGCTCTTCTGCGTAGCTCAGTGCAAGCGATTGATAGTCCTGCATCATTCATCACCGCTAAGCGTCTTGGTGAGCTTGTCCACGCACTGCTTGCTCTCGATGATTTCGATTCGCTTTTTCAACATAGCCACTTCGTCTGCTTCGATGAAACAGGCGAGCATGGCAACATCAGCTCCGAACATCGCCAAGCGCACGTCCTCATAGGTCGTGAAATACAACACGACATTAGCCACGGCGGCAACGGCGATAATCGCTTTCGCCAGCCATGATGCGTACTTCGCATATTTGGTCATGCGAACTCCTTTTCTATTGGGTTGTTGCTGTTTGTTGCTCGAAAAACGGTGGGCAACACGTTTTTTTGAGCTAAAAACAGGCATCTACCTGCTGTTTATTGGTTAGGTGTTGCCCAAAAGTGTTGCCCTACAAATATAAAATATAATTTTATTTTTGATAGCTTTAGCTGATTCCGAGTAAAACAAGGGCAACAGGGCAACAAAACGACGAAAAACATATGTCTACCTGCTATTTTGTATGTTGCCCTATGTGTTGCCCTATGTGTTGCCCTACGATGTTGGGCAACAAAGTTCCCATGCGCGGGATATTCCGTAACCCCTCACGCGGGCCTTTTCAACGCGTTTCCACTCTGGGTTATTATCCAAAGCCATCGTCACTTGTTGTTGCATGAACCGCTTGGTGTTGGTGAATTGGTAGTCCGAGTAACCCAAACCGTCAATGAAAACCATGCGGACGTTGACGCGCGTTATGCCCTTGGTCTTCAACTCGTCAAGGTAGTTGTTGGTCGCCGTAATCAACGGGACTTCCTCGCTGAACTTCTGCTGATGCTCGGTCGCTTCTCTTAGAACTTCTGGCGGCAGGGTAAGAGATCGCAGGAACCTCTTCTCTCCCCACAGCTTGTGGAGCGCGAGCGTTTCTGCCCACGCCTGACGTATCATCACCTCTCCCTCTCCGTTAAATAGGCGCGGGTCGGCATCAAGCATCGGTTTCTTGGACTCTACAAGCATGAAACGCCGTCCACCAGTAGAGTCATTGAGGAACGCTCCGTCATTGGTCGTGCCGAAGAACACTGCGGTACGCGGATGCTCGACAGGCGTTCTTGCGTAGCTCTCACGGTATATGTCCGTGGTCTGCGTAATCATGGACTTGATTTTGTTCTTGTCTTTGCCGTTGAATCCGTCAAGCTCTGGTATCTCAACAACCAGTCTTCCGCTGATTCGCTTTAGATCCTCGTTATCGAAGTTTGAAAAGCCCTCGACAAAGAAGTCTGGTGATAGAGACAACAGCTTTACGAACGTGGACTTGCCGGTGCCCTGCTTTCCGACAAACACAAACATCTGGTCTGCCTTGCAGCCTGGGCACATCGCACGCGCCACCAGCTGACGGAACATTAGCTTTTCAACCTCCATGCTGTAGCCCGTGGGCTCCACTTCCAGCATCTCGTAGGTGAGCATTCCGACAACCGCCTCGGATTCGCGCCACGTCTTACCGCCGTCCTCGCTGATGCGGATAGGCGTTCCGGTGCATCCAGCCGTTTCCTCGTCCTTGTACTCTACGATGGGCAGTGTGTCCAGCAGGTCGTGCATAGGGTTGTAGCGCTGACCGTCAACGCCACCGAAACCGACTAAAGCATCCTCGAACTTCTGCTTGTTGCGAACGCCGTAATCCCGTTCAAGTACAGCTCGAAGGTTCACAGATTCGCTCTGCTCCATGACGTGCGGGCGCTCGAACTGAACGTCCGGGATGCATCGCCCTAGGACGTGCAGTCTTGAGTCGAACTTGTTGAACTTGATGTACTCGCGCACCTCGTCAAGATTGAGCAGGATGTTCTTGATCGCGTCCACTGTCTCATCCTTGATGCGACTAGCAGGCTCAACTGGTCGGTCAAATATGCTGACTCCGGTTTTTTCAACCGCCCCCTCCCTTGCTGTGGAAAGGGGCTTGGTATCCTCAACGGGCTGCGAGCACTTGTTGCCCTGCTCATAGCGGCATACAGAACCGATGATTTTCATTAGCTCGCGCTCGTCCAGTGGAGGTTTGACTCTAGTGGAGTTTACTGTGTGCAGTATGCTGTTAATCTCCATCGAGTTGCATCCGCGCGAACGTAGCGAGCTGGCGTACCTAAACAACGTATCGTTGCGGTTGACCGTAATCACATCATCAAGAACGAAACGTTCATGATGTTCGCCGCCATTGTGGCTTTGACGTACGTGGTCGATAAAGGAATAAACCCTATCGTCTGCTTGCGCCAGCTCACAATCATCTGGCGAAACGCTCCATTCGTAGTAATCGCCGCATGGGTGGAGTGACGGAGGAGCAACAACGTAACCGCCCTCTCCGCGAACGTCTACGCCTAGAGCACCTCCAGTCGAGTTTCTAATCTCGCGTGACGTGCGGTAGAACATCTGCTTGCCGCCTGAGCCAGTGATTTGCGTCCATGTCTCTGGCAGCTCGCCGTGCTCTACCTCCCAGTTGCGCAGCGTTTCAAGACCGTTGGCTTTCCCGTGAACGTCCAGGTCGATTACGATCAACCCGTAGGACGCTTTGCCACAAACGATGCCAACGTTGTAATCTGGGTCTGAGGTCTCAAACCCCTTGTACTTCCCGAAACCCCACCACACCTGAACCTGCTCGGGGTTGTCCGAGTAATCGGCGCTCCCGTGCTGTGTTGCCGGGACTTTATCCCTAACTTTCAGCGGGATAACGGCAAGCCCCTTGTCTATGTAATCGAGCGCCGCGCGAGCGCACGGCGGTACATACTCATTGGTATTCAATTCCCAATACCTCGCAAATGCGCTTGGCGCAGTTCCGCTTCGATGTGAACTCGAACCTCACGCCGTATTTCTTTTCCAACGTTGCGAGAATCTTAACGAGCGTCTGACCGTGCATCGGTCGCGTTCCGCGCCTACACCTCCGTCCCTTCCCCCGAGGGGTGGAGCACATGCGGCAGCGCTTGCACACGTCCGATACCCATCTTTCGAGCTGGGCAGGGTCGTTGTATTTCTCGTTCGATTCCACCAAAACAAGAAGGCGGTAGCCAGCAGCCGCCGCCCTCTCGCACTCACGCACGAAACGCGCGTGATCTCTTCCAACATCCATGACAAGCTCTTGGATGCTGTTTTTGGTGTCGATGGATATATTGGAGCCGGGGCGCTGATAGTCTCCGAAGTCAAGCTTCATAGTGACCAGAGGAACCCCGTGCTCCATCCACCATTTGTTCTTGGTTACATGCTTACCGGCCTTTTGCCTACTATCAACAATGAGCATTAGAACGGAATGTCATCGTCTGTAGCCGTGTAAACGCTCGTTGGGTTAAGCGGGGCAAGCGTGGACGCAACGTTATTGTTCTCGTACTCGTCCAGCCATTCCTCAGCATCGTTGATACCAGCCCGCTTCAGCGCGTCAATCTTGCCAGCATGGTCGAGCATCTTGGGCTTGGGGTTGGCGTTCTTGCCATCCTGAATGTCCTTGGTGGTGCAGAAGCGGAAAGCGCGAGCGCCGCCCAGCTTGAACTCTGACGTTTTCTTGTCGAAGTACTCTTCCTCGCGGAAAACGATACCTACGACCTTGCCCTCAAGCATCTTGTACTGCCCAGCATCGATCGCGGCAACGGCATCGAAACCCGTGTTGCACTCGGTGATGGCCTCCATGCGACCCTTGAAAATGGGCAGCGCCTTTTCCTTGTAGGACAGGATCATGTGGTGCGCCCACGGCTTATCCTTGTAGAAGTCCGAAGAGTAATAGCCCTCGAACTCGCCTACCTGAATGTCGAACAGTACATCGAGATATTCCTTGTCCTCGTTGTCCGTGACCTCAGTGATGATGCAAGCATACGCGCCTGGGGTGATGTTCTTGAAGTCTCCCTCGGCCTTTGCCTTGATGGAATTGAGGTTGAGTTGACGCATTACTGATCTGTTCCTTTCGTCTCTTGTTCATCCTTAATGGGCTTCATGCCCCAGTACTCCCTGAGAGCGGTGTCTACCGCTTTAAGGTCGTTGTCCATCTTCTCCGGCAAGCTCCCCATCGGGGCCTTTGCAAGATTTCTACCGTTGTTCTCGGTCACGAACACGTGGTTGCCGTCTTCGACAACACAGTCGATAACCACGGGGCATGCGCCCGCAATGTTCCACTTCTCGTCAAGCATCTTGCCAACGGTCATGACCTTTTCGTTGCCGTTCGCGTCCTCGTCCACGTGGTGGAGGAAATAAACGATTGTGTCTTGGTCTGTGCTGATCGCGGCGCTTATTAGCTGCTGGAAGTGGAGTGCCATTTCAGTGAACTTGTCGTAGCCCTTCTCGCGGGCACGATTGAAGTTCTCGTTTTGCATGAGGAAGGTTGAATCGTCAACCACGTAGCAGCGCAGGTTATTCTTGCGCATGGTGTCAATGATTTGTCGGTACGCGGGACGGTTCGCCTGCGGGAACTTAGCACCGCCACGGAACGGCAAAGGCTTGCCGAGGACGTTGAAAATGCCCACCTCGTCTGGTGCGAAATTGCGCAATGAGGTGGACTTGCCTGAGCCTGATTTGCCTAAGACTAGAATTGCGGTTCCCATTAGATAACCACTACTCCCTCTGGGTCTGCGATTATGTAGAGGTCCAGCTTGTAAGCATTGGTGTAAATGTTTTTTACTTCTGAACACAATTCGTTAAGTTCGTACAGTTCGGCTGAATGAAGGCGTTTTGTAT